CTAAACCAAAGCGTGTTTATAAAAGAAAACCTAAGAATGAGTCCACGTGAATTTATAGGACATTGTTTTTGTGATAGTAGATTTAAAGTTATAGAAAATATAATATTTAAAGGTACCATCACTGAAGTGTTAGAGATACAACAAGTTAACAACATGATGCCAAAGTTTCATCGTCATCGTGAAGTAGCTAAACTGATAGAGGAAAGATTAAATGGAAGAGATTAAAAAGAAAAAGATGGGCGGTGCACGTCCAGGCGCCGGCCGAAAGAAAGGCGTTTCGCAAAAACTTAGTGCTCAAACTATATTATCTGCTATTGAAGATAGAGATAAACCATTCGCTGAAGGCTTTGCTGAAGATTATCACAATGCACGTATGGGCGATGACAAACATTTAGTTCAAAAATATCAGAACATGATATTGAACAAAGTAGTAGCAGACAAACAAGAGATTGATGTAACAACATTAGGTCAAAGTTTACATAATAACTTTAACTTCCCGCAAGTTGAACTACAAGATTGGCAACAAACATTGCCAATGATTATATCAACTAAATGAACAACATAGATATTCCTTTGTATGGTGAGCAGAAAACTATCCTAGCAGACTGGCTCACTACTGACAAACACTGTATTGACATAGTGCCTGTTGGTAGTGGAAAAACATTCTTAGCGGCTATTGCATTACCGCTGTTTGCATCAGACCCTCGCTATCATAAAGGAAAAGACATAATCTATAGTGCTCCAACAGGTGCTATGATTAAGTCTTTAATCTGGGAGCCATTAAAGCATAGTTGTATGAATCATTTTGGATTAGTTGATGGTAAAGATATCAACAACAGTGAACTAACAATTAAGTTTCCTAATGGCGTATTCATTCGTTGTAAATCAGCCGAACAACGAGAAAATCTACGAGGCTTAAACGTAGGAGTTTGGGTAGCTGACGAAGCCTCAATGTATACGCAAGATACATTGCAAGAGATTACTAATCGTTTGCGCCCACGTGTTGGACAGCCAGATACTGCTGGTAGATTGATTGTTATTAGTACGCCAAACGGTACGGGTCCACTACATGATTTGTTTCAGTTAGCATTACAAAACACTGACAAGTATGTTGTTCGTCATTATAACTATACTCAAATGCGTAGTGGTAATCGTGAGTTTATTGAAGAACAAAAACGAATCATCAGCCCATTAAAGTTTAACCAAGACTATATGTGTCAATGGGAAAGTGTAGCAGATCAATTTTTCTACGCATGGGATAAGAACAAATATACTAAAGAAGTTAATGATAGAGGCGCTGATCTATATAGTTTCCACGACTTTAACAAACGTGTAATGTGTGCTACAATTGCTCAAGTTAGTAATGCTGGTAACAGTAATGGTACCATAGAGATATTAAAGAGTTACGCTATCAATGATTGTAGCACAGAAGGATTAGCAGAAGCAATACGCTTAGACTTTCCAAAACGTAGAATAAACAGTATTATTGATATGTCAGGTACACAAGTCAATAGAGATACTACAAGTCCCTTTGGTGTAACAGACAGAATCATATTAGAAAAGTATGGCTTTACCATTGTAAACAATCGTAAGAGTAATCCATTGATTGCTGATACAGACAATACAAGTAATGCGTTTATCAATCGTGGTGGCTTGATAGTTAAACCAGACGATAGATTTTTATTAGAAGCATTGCAAACATATCATTATGAAGATGGTACACGCAAGAAGTTAGTAAAGTATACTGAACAAAAGTATGCTCACATAGACGGATTAGGTGACTGTATCCGCTATGGAATACACTATCTTTTCCCAATCACTCATCATAGTACAGGCATGAAAGAGTATGTTGGTATGGATCAACGGTTAGCCAATCAAGGAAGACCGGGCGTTAACTATATGCCCGAGAGTCCGTTATATCCAGGTGGTCCAACATGGGAAGAGATTATGAACGGTGAAGAAGAAGCCGATTACATGACATGGGAATAATATGACAAGATATATAGGTGATAGTACTGTACCATTATTAGACAGATTGTTAAACAAAGTTATAGTCAACGATATCACAGATTGTTGGGAATTTCAAGGTGGTAAAAACAATATTGGTTATGGTATGATGCGTGATGGTGCCAAGATGCGTACAACTCATCGTGTTAGTTACGAAGAACATACTAATACACAAATACCACCGGGCTTAGTTGTGATGCACAGTTGCGATAATAAAATCTGTGTAAATCCTGCACACTTAAGTGTTGGAACACATAAAGATAATAGTCAAGATATGATACAAAAAGGTAGATATAACTTGAATAGTTCTTATGGCATGACTGGAAAGAAACAACCTAGAAGTGTTTGTCCACACTGCAATCGCTCAATTGCTAACAATGTATATGCAAAATATCATGGTGATAAGTGTAAGATGAAACCATAATGAATAAATACATTATGCTGTGCCCACAATTTCAAAGAGAACTCAATATATGAACAACGGTGAATTATTAAAACGTAATCCAATATATAGTGGCATCTACAATCAGATGCTAGCCTATCAATACAGTTATTTAGGGGGCATGGCCTTCAAACAACATGTACGCAAGAAAAGACCAAGTGAGGACTCAACTCTTTGGTTAGATTTAGTAAACAACACAGTAGCACAACCTATTTGTCGTTACATTGTTGACACAATCAATGATGTATTGTTTGAGCCAGGTGTTAAACGCAATTTACAATTTGCTACACCCCAAGGTTCAGCAATTGCTCCAGAAACTAATGAATGGATTGATTTGTTTAGCTTAGATGCTGACTTAACCAATCGTAGTTTTACAAGTTTCATGGAAGGCGTAGGAGATTTGACTAGTATATTTGGGCATTGTTGGGTCGCAGTTGACATGCCCCAAGCAACAGAAGGGAATCTTGGCAGACCTTACGTCTGTGCCATTAGCCCATTGGATGTGTGGGACTGGGAGTTTGACTACTACGGTGGTCGCCCAATGCTCAAATATGTTAAAGTCAAAGAGATGGAAGAAATAGATTGCTATTACATCAAGTGCTATCATATCGGTGACGCTGTAACTCCTAGTTATTGGAAAAGTTATGAAGTACCAAAAAAGCCAATAAACGAAAACGAACCTGCTAAACTAATTGGGGAAGGAACCTTCCCACCAGGTATGAGTATACCAGTATTCATTGCTTACGGTCGTAGAGATCCAAGAACTATAGATTTAGGCGTTTCCGATATTGATAGTGCTACAGACGCAATGCGTGAATATTATAAACTAGAATGCGAAAAGTATACAGCATTACAGTTTGCTCACACGATCATTCGTGCAGATAAGGGCATTAGTATTCCAGTACACGCAGGTGCTATTGTTCGTGCTAATGAAGGTCAAGTAGAAGCAATACCAATTGATACGGGTGATGTTAAAATCATCATTGAAGCACAAGATAACATACTAGAACAGATTGAAGCACTAACAGGATTAGGTGGTTTACGCAATAGTAAGAATCAAATTGCGTCTGGTGTTGCTATCATTGAAGAACGCAAACAACTACATCGTTTAGCCAAAAGCAAAGCACGATTGATGGAAGTTACAGAAGAAATGATATTGACTTATGCCGCAAGATTTATGGATCAGCGTTGGGCAGGTGAAGTCAATTACAATACTGACTATGAAGCACATGATACAAACTATCGCATGGCATTAATCAAGTCAGCAAACGAATTAGTTGGTGATAACGAAGTTGTAAAAGCATTGATAACAAAAGAAGTTATTGGTATGCTATCACCAGCAGAAGAAATACCAGAATATGAAAATGTTTATATTAGAACTATCCCTGACAGTGATTTGAAAGACTTGATGACACAAGAAAACGATCAAGTACTAAGCAGAGATTTAACACCTTCAATGATACCAGAACATGAGATGTATGGTGAAGCAGAAGTTGATGGTGATGTAAACGAAGATGGAACTAACAGCACGATCCTAGGCGGTGCTGGTACTCCAGTAACGAATGTTGGAACAACATACTATACAGCACAAGTTGCTCCAGTTATGTTGCAAGGCATGAACACGGGTAGGTAAAACAAGTATTCTATACTTTTGTATAAATACATAATACGGTAATTACGTTATAATTAAGGAAACAATTAAAATGGATCAAACATCCTCAATCGTTGGCAACGGTGTAGCCCCTGGTACTGCTCAGGATCACGCAAGTGGTGAAGCAGGAGAGCAAAACGTTAATCCAGGTGCTATTCGTAAAAGCACAACTCAGTCATTGCTAAATGCTATGTCTAATGCGAGTGGAACTCAGTTCCAATCTGTAGAAGATGCACTAGCGTATATGGCAAGAGTAGGAGCTCAAAGCAATAACGGTGGCAACGTACAGCCAGTAGAGCAACCAAAACAACAGAACGTTGGTCGTGTCACTACTAATGACTTGCATGAAAAGTTCAATGAGCTTTCACAAAATCTTGCCCGTAAAGAGCAAGCATTGCGTGAGAAGGAACTTGACAGTAATATTCAGCGGGCTATGGGTGACAAATTTGACAATGACTTAGTTGATTATGCATTGAATAAAGTTAAATCTAATATTCAATGGAATGAAGATGGCAGTTATGCTATTGTTAATCAAAAAGGTCAAGAGCGTTATGGTAGTGATGGATCTCCACTTACAATCCAGGGTTTAGTTGAAGAAGTAGCTAAGGGTAAT